TAGGGAACTTCTTATTAGCAAATAGGACATCAATCATCTGCCCGTAAGAGGCAAGAACTTTAGTCTTGGTAATCTTAATAAAAACTTTACTATTCTCAGAATCTCTAAACTGAGTAGTAGAGTCGTAGATACCACGAAAGTTCTTATATGCTCTTAGCCAACGCTGTTCGTGTTGATAACGACCAGTTTCAGCCTCTTGAAATTTAGAATTTACAGTACCAACTACACTAGTTGCTGCTTCATCTACAAGAGCTACCGCTGGAATGTCACCTAAAGGTGTATCGGGCATAGCCTATTCCTAAGTTCTAGTAGTCTTTTTCGTCAGCCATACGAAAAACTGCCGGATCAACGCCATTGTCTGCGTTAGCCTTACGCGGCATATCCACCTGCAGAGCTTCGCGGTCAGTGGGACCAGCAATCATTGAGTCGTGAGCTTCCCGATACAGGGCAGCTTCAGGCGCATCACTAAGCTCGCCCTGTTTCTTCATCATTCCCATGATGTATTCTTTACCGTATGCGTACATAGTTTTTTCCTTTTTTTTTTGTTAATCCATGCTTAAAAAGCCGCGTGAGCCTTTTAAGAATTTGGTCGCTTCTTCCTTTTCCATAGCACTAAAAGTTTCTTCATCCGCGCTATAAAAATTCTGTAATTCTGCTTTTTTTCTATCTTCTTCTATCTCAGAGAAAGCTGATCTAGCCGTAGGAGTAGAGCCTGTTGCTGCGGCTACTGGGTCAGGGCTACTAAGGATATCTGCTGCTGCAACAAGGGGCATAGCTTTTAATGCTTTTTTACCGCCTCTTTTAAGCAAGTCTGCAAATCGCCTTTTAGGGGCTTCCTCTTGCTTTGCTTCTTTTGAAAACTCTCCAGAGCTTATCTGCTCTTCTATAGTCTTAGGCTTTTGTACATCTACAAAAGGGCTAGGCTCTGCGCTTAACTTTCCTACTACTAAAGGTTCGTTAGCACCGCCTACATCTAAAGACTTAAGACCCTCTTTATAAAATTTATCGCTTGGCTTTACATACTCAGGAACATCTGTATCTGATAGTCTAGACGGTCCAAGTTTTTCTGATATGCTAGTGTCTGCCTCTAGAACGCCATTAAAGTAAAGATAGTCTTTAACGTTCTGCATAGAGTCCATAGAGACTTTAGGGTCTATTTTTCTAGCCTCTTCCATAACGCCTTTAAACAGGTTGGTCTTTTCTTCTCTAGGCTTAGTGATATAGGCACTCATAGCCTGTTTAAAAGTGTTTACATCTCGTCGGCTAATTACAGCGCCGGATGCTCTGCTGGAAGCTCCTTGTCTGTTAGGCTCTACAGTCTCTCCACCGGATAAAGTTTCCTGCATGGTTGCAGGTAGATTGGCTCGTCTCTGTTCTATCCTTTGAGGAGCTTTTTGCCTTCTTTCTTGAACTTCTAACTCTTTTGTTAGAGGCTGAGAAACAAAGGAAGGAAGTTTAACAGTTTCTAATGTGTCTAATGCTGTAGGGCTTAGTCTATAAGTATACGGCCTAACCCGCTCTTTGTCAAGTACTAAATTACCATCTCTGTCTCTACCTACGACTGTTGGTAAACCACCACTCTCTTTTATGCCAAGTATCTTTTTTCCTTGTCTAGACCTTTTATTTCTTGCAGACTTAGGAAGCTTTTCAAATTCAACGTCCAAAGCTTTAAAACCGGGATCAGCATCTTCTAGGAAACCTGCATCGTACAGAGCCTGTTCATAAACCTTTGCTTCGTTTAAACCCTTTTCTATGCCCTCTATCCCGTCAGGAAAATATCTACGAACTAACGAGTCTACATCTCTCCTAGCAACATCATCAGTAGCACTAATTTGAGAGGCTTTAATACGCTGTTGAAGCTCAACAAAAGCACCTTGGGCGGTCTTACCCGTATCCTTCATCAGGCGCATTATAAGACCGGCACCTTCTGATGTAATTGTTACTGGCTTTGTTACGCCTAACTGCTTTAACCTTGCTTCTGGTAAGCCTGTAGTATTACTACGAAGCTGAGTACCCGGCTCTACACCCGCTTTAGCCTCACCAAAAGTGTTTCTTCCTGCACTATCAACCATAATTAATAACCAAAGGTAGAATCAAAAGGCTTAGGCTTTGCAGTTTTCATCTTGTTCATCATACTGTTAATTGTTAGATGACCCCGTGCGCGAGTCATGCACATGTACCGCAGAGCATCATAGGCATGATCATCCGCTTTTGTATCTACATCTTCAGGATTAGTCTTAGATAGAGGAAGACCTGATAGAGTCCTGATAAGATGCGTACAGGTAGATAGTATTTTTATTCTAGGCTGGTTTGAAACAGGGTCTATCTGTAACCTGCGGTGCATTTCCATCTTACCAGCTAATCTGTTCCTGTCAGAAGGTGTGAACCTTGCCCCACATCGTATAAGAGTTTCTGCAATTGATGGGCCGGTTCCTGTCCTATTCCAACAGGAAGCATCCAGCACTGAGTAGTACATGCCGGGATCGTTTCCCTCTAACGAGGTAATAGTATGGGCTAGCGTCTCAGCAGTTTGACCACTGCCATAAAATTCACGGTATATCCAAAGGGTATCATCCCAATCAACAGCACCCCACAATACACAAGAGGGGGCTGCATAGCCGTAGTCTGCTGCCCTAACACGTAGCCAATTAGTAGGTATCTGCACCTGAGATGCATCTACAACATGGACATTACGTGAAAACTCTGGGAACGCCGCTCCCTCTGCGACATCCCAATCCCCTTCTAAAAGCCGTCTTCTTTCAACTTCTGGGAGCGACCTCAACATGGCTTCATATTCACCAGTTTCTGCGAGGTAGGGGTTATCAGTCAGCCGCGCTGGAATAAACTTGCGAAGAAAGAGCGGTTGACCTGCCTTGCCATTCGTTGCTGTATCAGGCCACAAAAGAGCGTTGCCTGTATCCACATCAGTTGCTGCAAAGGGTGCATTAGCCGGTGCGGGGTCGATATACATCTTCTTGACCCACCAACCACCTACCCCTCCGGGGTTTCCTGTGCAGCGCATATACGCATTGATCTCAGGGTCAGTTGTACGAAGTCTGGAACGCAAGTACTCCCACACGTAAGGTGTTGGGTAGTGCGTGATCTCATCAATGCCAATCCAAGTAAAAGCCTGTCCTTGGTAGCGCGTTACGTCTTTGTCCTTGTCGAGGTAGGAGAACCATGCCGTAGCTCCAGAAGGGAACTGCCACATAGCTTTGGATTCTCTAAAAGTCGCGCCCGGAAAGGCCTTTGGATATAGCTGCTTACTCTTGTCAACAAGCTCGGTAAGCTCGTCAAGTGTGCGCCTAATAATAAGAGCGCGATGATTGGGCCTATCACAGTAACGGAGCAAATCAGCAAGAAGAGCATAAGACTTGCCCCCGCCAGCAGCACCGCCATAAAAGACATCCCTTTCAGGGCTTGCCAAAAAGTCAGTTTGTGGCCCTGAATTGGGCTTGAAGATAATGTCCGCTTCATCCTCAACTAGCTCCCTTACTTTTTTTGGTACGCTATTAAGTACGTTATCTTCAATTACTTTAGACCCTTTATCACTAAACAGGGCCTTTTCTACCTTCTTTATATTATTCTTTTTATTCTTAGCGTTTACCGCTTTCCTCTGGGCGTTCTTCTTTGCCTTCTCAGCCTTGCGTATAGCAGCCTGAGAGGCTCTCCTAGCCTTCTCACGGGCGGATAGGTTGTAGCTACCCTTCTCACCCTCTGCTAGCCTTGGACGGCCTCTAGAGCGTTTTACAGGCTCTTCTTTGACATTGGCCTTATCTGTCATTATTTTAGTCGAGGTTTCCTTGAAGCATTGGTGTATTTTTTAACGTGACCACCCTTTGCAAACTTTGCACTACCCCGTACTCCTGCGTAGGCATTACCTGACCTGTCAACTCTACCTGAAGCGGACATATCAAAAGGCCCTGCCTTACCCAAGTTGCGCTGGGCTGAGATACTTCTAGAATCCACATCAACTCTCGTATCAGGGTCTTCATAAAAAGCACTGGCAGTTTCTGGATTTTTAAAGTTAGGCATTTTAAAACCTGCCCTACCTCGTCCAACAGGGGCTGATACACTTCCTCCGGGGGTGCTAAAGCTACCCATAGCCCTAGCCTTTACTCCTGAAGGAAGAAGGTCAACATACTTTACAAGAGCATTAGCCATCTCGGAAGTAACTTCACTATCCTTACCATTAGCATACAGGTCGTAGGCTTTAGCTGCTACTGCTGCAGTAGCTGCAGCATCCTTAACCTTAATTTCTTTACGGCCCCGGCTTGAAGACATAGCAAAGTCTTCAGGACGAAGACTAAACAAAGTCTCATCTAAAAGCTGCTTACCTTGAGGAGATTTAGCAATGGCCGCTGCTGACTGCAGGGCGAACTCGGCTAATTCTTTTTTTGTAAGTCTATTATCCGCCATAAATTTCAATCCGTTTGTAATAAGTGCCTATACCGCGTCTGTAGCAGAGGACACTACCCGGCATTTTAATTCTAGAAAGATAGACCCCTACACGTATCTTAATCATTGTTGATGATGATAGGCTCTTCCTGACCCGCTTTGGAAGGAAGAAGGACTACACCATGAATCGCAGTTACATTATGCTCAACAACATCATGTTTACCTACGCCTACTCTGTTTAGAATGGACTCCGCAGCCTTTATCTTAAGTTCAGCGCGAGGAGTAGTCCCGTCATCATCCAGAGCATTTACAAGACCTGCCGCTGCTTTTACAGAGTTAGCGGCTAGCATGTTCTTAGCCCGTTCAATAATCTCATCTGCAAGAGAGTTCATAACTGCCTTGCCAGTAGTCTCACAGTAACCAGCCACACGCAAAGCAGCAGCATTATTGCCACCGTTGTCCATAAGAGCATCCAAGTATGCAGACTGCATCTCGGTTAGCTCTCGTTTCTTCTTCTTAGGCTGGGCTAGTAAATTATTTACCATTAGTAGTTAACTTTACGAACTCCACCACCGCGAGAATACATCTTTGCCACTTTGCTACCTGTAGCCATAGAGGGAGCTACCATGTTATCAGACCTGTTCATGTCCATGAGACTTTTCTGAGGATTCTGCTGCATGGAGTTCTGGGATGTCATGCCCCCATAGGCCATCTTTTTCTTGTCTTTACCGTACATCTTTTTTCCTTTTGCTATCGTTGCAACATTTGTGGGCTTGCCGCCTACTCCTTGAGGCTTTGCTCTCTTACGGGAGACTGCACTCTTCTTCTGTTCCGAGGTCATGGATTTAGCTTTAGCCCTTGGCACACACTTAGGGTAGCCCCTCTTGGAGTCTGAAGTAGAAGAGCGGCCACAGGCTTGGAGTTTTCCATCCTTCTTCGGCGCTCCAATGTCTACCCAATCTCCTTTAGGGCCTTTGCCAAACCATTCCTTGAGGCTCATTTGTAACCGCCACCACGCTTCTTGTATTCGCGGACTAACCAAGCGTTAGCATATGCAGAAGGGTAAACGTCAAACTTCTTCTTAGCTGCAGACTTTACTCTTGAGTACAGGGCAGGGTTAGAGGGAGTAGGAGACTTGCTACTCTTCTTCTTTGCCTTTGCTTTTTTTGCTGCCATTGCGTCAGGCCTTCTTTTTGCCGCTTTTCTCTTCAAGAATCTTTACAAGCTTGGGAGGCAGACTTTTCCTCTGCGCTGCAGTCACAGGACCGCCCTTTGCCATCATCCTCATGCCCCGCGCCATCATGTCCGTATCACGGGCATTCATGCCACTCATTCCGCTCATTCCGCCACGGGCCATGCCCTTAGTGGTTTTACCACCTTTAGCCATGTATTTAGTTTTTTTCTTAACAGCCATTGGTTCTAATCCTTTGCGTATAAATTATCAACTCTACTACTCTACTAAGGGGGGGGTTAGGCTAGCACTTCCATCTTTTTCTAGCCTGACGCAGCCGGGAGTTAGGGTCTTTAGCCGCTTCTGGAAACTTCTTCATTTGTCCCGCAGAACGCGCACAATAAGACTTACGCCTCTTCGCTGCTTTACTTCCCTTTTTAACATCGCCAGTAACCGCACCCTTTAGCTTAGAGCCGGGGTTAGCCGCACGATAGGCCTTAATGCCCTTCTCAGTCATTCCAGCGCCCT